TGGAAACCTTTGGCTACTTTGCCAGTAATGCCTGTTGCAAATGAAAAGTCGCCAGCGTGGGTAGAGTGATCACCAAAATAAAACTTCAAATCACCACCCTCAGTTTTAGCCACAAATGTATTTTCATCACTATTTGCTTGCGCCATAAACTTCAACCTCTGAATGCTTTGAACAGTTGGGCTGAATTCTACGTCCCACTTTACACCTTTAAACTTGACAGATTTAAGGGCTTCGTTAATCAATGCCGCGGTCATGAAGCGATAATCATTTTTAAAGTCGCCAACTTTGTTTACAAAATGCAACCCGGTCGGATAAGTTTCGCTGTCACGAGTCTGTGTTGTTACAGTAATCTTAGCATCTTCCTTGTATTCTGGAATACCAAGAATCACATTCAACTTTGCCAAGTTTGGCATACCAAACTGTCCAACGAACTCTTTCAGTGGGCGTTTTGTTTTGGCTGTGACAATCACGCTACGATCTTCGGACATTGCGTCAATAAGTGTTTCATCGTTTGTTCCTGACACTTTGACTGTATCAATAATACCAAGTCCGTGTGTATGTAGGGTAATGTCTTTCAAATAATCCATTGGCATATAAAATCTCCTGTTAGTAATATGTTTATTGTATAGTGTTATTTAGATGATATCAACTAGTTCGGTGAATTATTTCACTAAAAATCACCATTTCCCGCTAGTGAGGAGGAGTAGTTCACTTGAATGAAAATAGATTGCTAAATGATGAGTTAGTGCATGTATTGTTAGTTATGTCCCATCCAAGCACTGACAATAGATTTTCAACCTTTTGATCTACTACTGTGGCTTCCATTGTTTCGACATCAAAAGGTAGCTCTTTAAGCCATTCTGGAACATGCTTCTCATCTGTCGGATACGCAATCGAGGTATACCCAAGAGGGTTAGTTTTTAGTTTGCACACAATAGTTTTCATACCATCAACAATTTTCATACTATAGTTATCGCCATGCATCTTTCGCATAATGTTCCATACAATAGCAGCTTTAACGTGTCCAACTCCACATTCCTTGGTTTTTTCATATATTGCAGTATATTTAGACAAGTTGTTCACACGCTTGGGCGTCCCCTTTTCCCAGGGAGGCAGCATTGCAAACTCTTTCTTGAACTTGATGATCTTTTCAATAATTGGAGCGCGATCAACCCCAGTCAAAACATCAAGCAAAATGTTGCTGAGGAAATCTTGAACAATCTTGGGTGTGTCACTCCGTTTAAGGTCAAGGCCCATCGCTTTGACCTTACCTACCCCAAACACTACCCCCTTCTTCTTAGCAGTTTCTGAATCATACTGATCAAGTCGTGTCCCTTCAGCGTCATAGATCAAGACAGCATATCGTTTCTTTTTAATGAACAGTCCAGTCTCTGCTATAAGTTCTCGACCACCGCGAATAAGAGCACCTCGCTCGCGTGGGCAATGACATTCGCGTTCCATCATCTCTGGAAAACTCTCGTTTACTTGCTCTGCAATGTTGTCATACACTTGTATTGCAGTGTCTTTGTTCCACTCCATCCTACCTGCTTCAACATCAGCACAAATAGCAGGCCATGCTGAAAAATATACAGAGTTATGCACTAATACATCGTTTGCGAAAAAGTAAGGATCAGATGAATTCACTCCGATATCGTATACATATTCATTGTCAAAAGACCCAACATGCTCTACCGATTGAATAGTTGTTTTTTTAATATTCATTTAATTACCCGTTCATATACCATTTGCCCGCAGTCCCAGATTCTTCGATATTTGTTTTCATACATATTGACTACTTCGGTTTTTGCTTCATCAAATACTGCAATAGCATCCTTTAATTTATGCTTTTGAAAAATACTCCTGTGCCACAAAGTTTTACAGTCAGTGTAATAATAACATGGATCAGTTTTATATGCAAGAGTAAACCCTGACTGCTCATATACATTCCCCATACTCCATCGCCTATTTGCGTAGGATATTAGTGTGCCACGATGAGTAGCATCAAATTCTTTAATTATTTTGCTAAAACCACCAATGACTGAATAATATTTTTTAGATGCAAATCTTAAAATTTCATAAATATTCTTTTGCTTAGTGCGATATCTGGATTTCGCGAAAGTGCCGACTGAAACTAACTCACCCATGTACGACAGCCCGATACTCAAACTACCTATAACCGCCCCTTGCAAATGATTTTCAGTAAAAAACTTCGTCGCTACTTTGTTAGTTATTAATACGATATTACATTGCCTTGCATAAATTTTATGAGTAGTGCGTTTTAGTTTATGCAATATAGTAGATTTCCAAATATCTTGAAGATTGCTGTCGTTCCACTCAACATCTAATATATGTAGAAGGTGAATGCCGTTGTCTTCACATTTTTCAGTTTTAAATAAATGCTGGGTAGATTTTACTGGGTCATCTTCTATTGAATCAGACGAATGCCAATATATGCCGTTGTATTCGATTGCTACTTTGTAGTCAGGTAAGTAAATATCTATTTCAAACCCCAGTCCCCTCCAAGAATGTTGAATATTAGTAACGCCAACACTAGTCAGCCACTCTATTATTTCATATTCGGCTGCAGATTTAAAAGTAGTTTTTTCTATCCCACACTGTGGGCAACCGTTTCCGTTATTCAAATGATCTCCTGGACGCTGCCAAAATTCACCGTGTTTTTTGCAGATAATTTTAACTTTGCTGTGTAGAATGCTAACATAGTTAGTTTGAGAATAATCATACAAATCTCCGTGTTTTTTCTTGCATTTTTCTATGTACTCTTCGTTTGAAATTCTGTTTTTAGCGGTAACTATATCGTTACCACATTTTTGACACCCGTGACCTAGTTTGTGAACTCCGGCTGATTGTGTAAACTCCCCGTGAATTGGGCAAATAATAGTTACCATATCAGTCAATTTAGTGAATTTCACTTTTGAATAATCATATTTGCTACTGTGCAGTGCCATGCTTTCTGCTATCCAACTAGTTACCTCTGTTCTCAATGGCCTACTACTTGCAGCACATTTTTGACATTGATACCCTTTTAAAAAATTTGAGATTGGCTGTTTAAAATCTCCATGAGTTTGGCAAGTAAGTGTAATTTTTGATGATAACGACGACGACGACGACGACGACGACAATGCTTCCTCGACAACATCACTAAGAATGTACCCATACCTGTTTGCTGAATGCAGCTGGGCAATAGTGATTGGGTGTGAAGAGTTGATGTGAGTTTTACATCGGCACGGCAATGCTGCCAACCCTATATCTCTAAATTTTTTCGTAATAGATACTTGCTTCCCGCATATCTCACATACTGGGATCGGAAGATTGGCATTATATAAATTGATAGCAGCAGTTATGTCAAATATTTTTTCACGACCACCATATGACACGATAATTTTGTCATATAAATCAGGGTTATCTTTTTTGAGTTGGCTGGCAGTCATAATGAAATCACTACATCACCTACTACTAACTCAGATGGTTTTTTGCTTATTAGTTTACCATCCTGCTCAACCATAATACTATGATCTTCAGTTACTAGCACTTCGTGCCCATCGGAATCAGTAACTTTATATTTTTTCTTGCTAACTTTATGCCGATACACATAGTTATAGTTTGTGTATTCGGCAGCATTCCGCTCAGTGTTTAAATGGCATATTTGAATATCATCATTTCTTGAGTATTCTTTTCCACCTTCTCCCCAGGTGATATTTCCCAGGCTAAACAGATCTTCTACAGTCATATTACCTTTTGTAGTTCGAATAATTGAGTTAGAAGAAATACTATCAGTATCCCCATATACTACTGCTTCACCGTCATACTTGTATTTTCCAGTAATACACTGGTTAACAAAAGAGTCCATGTGTTTGGCGATAGTCCTACCAGTAAGTGTAGTAGATTGCCCAATACGAAAATCGTGGAACCTACAACCTGGATTTAATAAAGCTCCGTATAAGGAATTAAGATTAATTTTTTTCACTAACTGGCGTTTATCCCAGAACGCAATATCTTCTTTAGTAGTCGCTTCTTTTTTCTTTTTTTGTAATACTTTCCGCTCAGCATACCAGTATGCTAACAGACCAGGAATAATGCCTTCAAAATCGTATCTGAATATAGTGCCGTTAGCACTGAGCATCCATTTTTGCCCACTTTCAAATACAAGTCTCCAAACTTCGTCAGCAGTATGGACCGTCGGCTCCTCCACTCCTTCCCAGTCAATAGTAAGCTCTGTGCCACGCTCCATGTTCATTACTGCGGAATACTCTAAACTGCCAAACAATCCTTCCCAAGCAGCGGAAAAACTTGGCCCCTTCATCATGCGTTTACCAACAAGGCGGTCTTTCATCTTTTCAGCAATGTAGCGATCTGTCATGATGGGGCGAATCTGTCCAACAATGGTTTCAGGACCCATATTCAGCGCACGGATAGTAGAGGGATATAGTGAGTTGATGTCAATCGCCCCAATGTATTTGTGAATGCCAACTTTAGGGTGAGCAACATACGCTCCTGCTGCTCTACCGTCATCGTCATCTTCACCCATAATGTCTACAGATTCTTTGGAGTATGGTTTCTTGCCTGGCACTACCAACCCTTGCTTGTGAGCAGCGTTGATAATAGCTTGATCTGTAATAGCAACCGCGCCCATTGTAGTTGGCAGTAGCACAGTGTTGTCATGAGCTAGTTCGTTAGCCAAGTCAATAAACTTCAGCTTGGTGTCAAGGTTAGCTAGTAGGCGCACATCTTGACGGTTGTAGTCTAAGAACTTGTAAAAATCTTGCTTGTAAAGCTGATCCAACGTCCCTTCATACTCTATCTTCTGCTCACCTAGTTCGTATTCACCAATCGCGTTCAGTGCGTAGCTGTGACGCTCCTCATAGGTGTATTTGCGATACAACTGCATGTAGTCAAGGTGGACACGCCCAACAATATCGTAGGTCATACTCTTCTTGCCATACCGCTCGAAATCTCGCCTCTTGGGCATCTGATTCCAAAGACACAGTCTGCGCAAATCATCCTTCGCCAACGCACGGGCAACACGGCCAACAATGTATGGGATATCATAGCCTTCACTGTTCCAACCTGAAATGACATCGGCGTCGTCTATCATGTCAAGAAGCGCGTCGAGCATTTCAGCCTCGGTATGGAAGAGGAATGTGTCTTCAAACCGCTCCGCTATAGCAGAAGCGCTCTCCCATGTCAAAGATTTTGGCGGAACTGCCACAGTAATCAGTTTGCCCAGCCAAGCTAAGTAGACAGTTACAGCAGTGATCTCGTTAAACGGGTCGTCAATAGGAGCATACCCCCTCACTTCATCAAAGTCACTCTCGATGTCGATAAAGCATAGATGCAAGTTGGGGGCGTCTACCCCAAGATAGTTTTTTTCCAAGCAGCGGAAGATTGGGTTGACATCCTGCTCCCACAGTTTCTTGTTACTGTGGATCTTCATCTCCTTGCGGAACTCTGCGTTAGATTGTGAGCTAAACTTGGTTACTGGTGTGCGGTAGATTGTTTGGTGCTTACCCTTTGGGTCATCATAATATAGCACATATTCTGCGGGGTAATCGCGGTAGACACGATTTCCGTCTTTGTCTCGTTCTACAATGTGGACTCTATCCTTTGTTTTGTCCAAAATTCCGTCAACATAACTCATACATACCCTTTATACACCGCTTGTGGCCGGCAGACCTTACATCTATACACTATTTTAACTTACAGATAGCGAAAACTGTAATGATTTGGATCACAAGGTTCGATTAACAGTTTCCAAAATATCAGTCAAAGTTTCGTGATCAGCGTTAGTGTCCGTCCACTTTGATTTTTGCGCGATTTTGAGTGCCTTCTTCAAAATGCCTGGCTTCACCTCTAACTCTTCCGCTACAGCAGCAATAGTGTCTGACAGTCCGCCCATCAAATCCTCACATTCCTGCATCGTCGCAACCCCCTCATTGAACAGTTGATTTAACTTCGCCTTTTGATCAGCACTGAACATTTTTGACGCCATATATTTTTCCTTAAAATAGTATTTTAGATGAATTGTTACTCAAACGCAACGGGTATGAGTGAATAAAGTGCTACACTTTAGGGATTCCGGTAGCGAATCGGCCGTCCCAGGGTAGTAGCCACCCGACGCCTTGCATGGTAGTAACTACCACGGTCCT